ATCGGATTACGAAGTATATCACAAATCATACACATCAGCTATCAACGCAGCTAAAGAATACGCAGAGAAAAAAGGATACGAAATAAATGATGATGATTCTTTCAGACAAATAGGAATGGGTCCTAGAAAACCATCGGAAGGCAAGACTAATAAATTTAGTATTGAATTATCTAAAGATGGCAAGGTTCAAAGAAAGAAACTTCAGATTCAGGTTTATGGTATGAGAAACTCATACGAATTAAATGCATATATCCAATAACAAAATGAAACTTATAGAGTGTATTATCGTATCCAAAGAAATCAACGATAAATTCATACTTGCAAAAAATAGAGATAGGGCTTATAATCCTTCTTTGGAAATTGTACACACTATTATAGATGGTATTGAAGTTGCGTATCTGCATGATTTAACAACTGATTGGAGCGAGGGTTTGAATGAAAATGGTATTGGTGTTGTAAACTCCGCACTATTAGTTGGACACGATGAAGCCGAGCATAAGATTGTAAAGAAAGGTGGTAAACCTGGACCCGATGGTGATAAGATGAGAAACATCATTAAACAACCAACTCTTAAAGAAGCTATTAAAGCAGCGGTAACATACAAAGGTAAAAGTACATTAGCATTAAAAGGACATACATTTATATCATCTCCAAAGCATATGGTTAGTATTGAAACTACATCAAAGCATAAACCTGATATTAAAATACAAAACACCGAATCATCAGTTGTTCGTACAAATCACGGACACTTATTTACCGATGCGGGATATACAAATGGGGAAAAATATTTAAGCTCAAAAATGAGAAAAATCTCAGCCGAAAAATCAGTTGATAAAGTTAATGATTGGACGGAAATATCAGCAGCAATGAGAAAGGAATACTTTCCAAATAGACCATTTTTAAATATGAAAAGAGACACTAAAGAAATGTCTACTTCTTCACAAACGGTAATGAATCTGACAGACCGTATATTACAAATAACTTATTTTAAGGATAAGGTAGATGAATTCAAAGGTATTACTAGAAAACTACCTGAAGGATATCAACCTAAGATTACTATTGAGGTAATTCCAGTTTAATTTCAACATTTTAATAGAATCATATTTATATACACACAAAATGTAAATATATTAATATGTCAAATGATTACGAATTATTTAAAGGAAAAAATTTAAGTTCTCTTTTCGAAGATATCTATAACAACCAATTATCTAAAAAAGCAAAGATAAGTAGTTTAATAGAAGAACTTAAAAAAATGATTAGACATGCGGGGGATGTGGCGAGTATAGGTCCTATTTTATCATCATTGATTGATAGTTCTGTAAAGAATGATGACCAATTGGTTAAACTTGCAACAATAGCAACCAAAATCATTGCAGCCGAAAAGAAAACCGAAGGACAAGATGGGTTCTTAACTGAATTTGAAAAAAACCAATTACTACAAGAATTAGAAGAAACCAAACAAGAAGTTGAAAGGGTAGATGATTTAGAATTTGAATTAGAAGATTTAAAAAAGAAAATTAAGTAATATGGGATTATCTAGTGCAAGAGAAAGTATAGCATCCGGATTAGGAAGTTTATCAAATCAACAATCTGAAAAAAAGGTTGGTTGGGTATATGATATCATATTGGATGAAAATAATCAATATGCTAAAGATAAAAAATTTGGAGCTTCTGTAATAGGGTCTATAAGGTTCAGAACCGCAGATAATACAAGTCCAAATGAAGCGGACTTACCAATCGCACATCCATTTGATAAAAATTTTATAAAACTACCTGTAAAAAATGAACTTGTAGAAATATATACAGTTGAGGGTAGTTATTATTATAGAAGAATTGGACAAGAACCAAACCCTTCTCAAAGTGCGGCAGAAAACGCTATATCCTCATACTTTTCTCCAAAACCACAACAGGAACAAAAGGCACAAAATTACCAATCGGTATCTGCAACAGGAATTAGTAGAACTAATCAAGATAAGTCAAAAGAATACGATGGGTATGGAAAATATTATAAAAATCAAAGTGGTATTCATAAATTAAAATTATATGAAGGTGATACTTTGTTTGAAAGCCGTTTTGGCCAATCAATACGATTTAGTGGATATAATAATGCAGAAAATAAGTTCTCGCCAACGGTAATTATACGAAATAATGAAAGTGCTCAAAACAAAAAGAAAGATGTATTAGCATCGATAGAAGAAGATGTAAATAAGGATGGTAGTGTTATCGCAATTGGTTCTGACCAATATCAATTGGCATTTCAACCGGGTACCGTTGATGATGGTGGTTCATCTGATTTTGAAACTAAACCAAATACATTCAAATCTTATCCATCAAAATTAATAGGTGACCAAATATTAATAAATTCGGGTAGAATAATTCTTTCTGCAAAAAATGCAGAAATGATATTCTATTCAAAAAAAAATTATGGATTTATTTCAGATGGTTCATTATCAATTGATAATAAACTTGGAATAGATGTTAATGTTGGGGATGTGACTAATATTACTACAAACGATAGAGATATAAATCTTAATACCGGTAATGGTAAAATTAATTTAGGAAATAAACAATTAGAACCATTGGTTAAGGGTGATGCATTGGTTGATATACTTACTCAATTAATAGATGCAATAACACAACAAGTTTATCTAACACCATCAGGACCATCCGCAACTGGTCCAACAAACTTGCCAACTTTTAATTCTATAAAATCAAAATTGAAAACAATATTAAGTGAACTAAATTCTACTTCATAATGTCTTGGCAAATTTTTAAACAAAATATTTTAAGACTGGCCAATAGTCCAGAATCTATACAAGATATAGATACCGTTGCAAAATTATATGCAGCAGAATATGATGCTGCAATTAAAAGAGGTAGAGATATTATGCATGGTGTTTCTTTACAAAAAGGAAATGTTGAAGTAATGGAACAACTTTTTAAAATTGCATTTATTAAAGGACAATCATCAACTACTCCATATGATTTAGTTGGAGAAATGGGAAAGGGAGTTATTGCATATTGGCAAGGAGCACAATTAAATACATTTCCAATACCAATAATACCATCACCTGGTGCAACTATCAATATTGGGGTAACATCCAACTCAGTTACAAATGCAGGAGTGTGGGCTCCGGCTATACCTTCCCCAGCAAATCCTTATGACCAATTGGATTGGAGTAAAATTCCATTAGATAAAAATGATCCCGAAGTACAGAGAATTATTGCACCTGATATGGGAGAAATTAATACAATAATACAAACTGACCCATATATTGTGTCAGAAGATACATCAACATATCCGGTTGGATTAGAATTGGATAATGTAAAAGCAGAAATAATTGATAACGCGTTATATGAACAAAAAATTCTTAATAATGAACCGGAAGGAGAATTGGCAAAAGAAGAACAGGCAAAACTAATAAAAAGTGGATATAAAACGCTTGATGAATTACTAAAAATCGCAGGAGCATGGGCTCCGAAGTTAGGTAAAAATCAAAGAGTTAGTTATGCAAATTTAAGAAGTGGTTATATAAAAGGTGTTCATGGATTATGTCCACAAGGTACACAATCGGTTGTTGTTGCACTAACGGGTATTGCTGGATTAGGAAGACTGAGCGGAAACGCAGACTGGTTTTCATTTAAAACCCCCTCAACGGGTGGTGGGCGTTCATCATTTGCAGTACCAATAAACGGAGTAACTTATTATCAAGATAAACAAAAAATTGGAACATCATATACTACGAATCCTGGTAGTTGGCAGGTAGGTGATATAGTTGTTATGGGGTATGTTGATGGCAAACCATATGGACATATTCAAGTTTGGACAGGATTTAAATGGGTTAGTGATTTTACTCAAAATAGAATTCAATCAAATGGGGTTGATAATTCTACAATTGCATTATGGCGATTAAACCAAAACGGTGTAAATGCCGTAGAATCTACTAAAAATAAAAACGCATAAAATGTCATTAATACCACCAACAAATAATCCAACTATAATAATTGATGATTTTATAAATTATGCAACAGCTCACTTATCCACTATTAGTGGTGTAATTAATACGGTTTCTCTATACCCACCGGTTGGAACGCCTGGACCAGGATTACTACCTTGGAATTCTTATCAGGTAGACCCCGCAACACCGGGTGGTGGTCCTGCTTTACCGGAAACACCAGAAGTTGATACAACCTCAATTGAAATGACTGATGCACAATTGGTAGTAGCAGAAAATGCATCATTAGAAGGATTTAATATAAACGAATCTACGGCAATTGCTTTTGAGGCAAATGTGGTTAGTGAACCGGCACCACAATCATTGGAATTAAGTGAACAAAGACTCATACAAGATGCTAATAATCAACCAACACCCCCGGAATTACAAACGGATGAATTACCCAAAGATGATATTCAACCTGTTCCAAATTATAAAAGTAAACTTAAAGTGCCAGATGCATTAGTTTTGGCTATGAGAAAATATGGAGTTGGTAAAACACCATTGGAAAGAGCACATTTTTTAGCACAAACAAACCACGAATCAGGTAATTTTATATATAAAGAAGAAATAGCATCGGGAAAAGCATACGAAGGAAGGAAAGATTTAGGTAACACTCAGGCCGGCGATGGTGTTCGTTATAAAGGAAGGGGATATATACAACTGACAGGTAGAGCAAATTATAACAAATATGGACCAATTGCAGGGGCTGACTTTGTTGGAAATCCAACAGCCGTAGCTACAAAATATTATGCAGATACTGCTTGTTTATTCTGGAAATCAAATAGATTAGGTGTTAAATGTGTAGATTCTTCTACCACAACAATCAAAGTGGTAACAAAACGTATCAATGGTGGATACAATGGATTAGACGATAGAATTAAAAAATTCACATTATATTGGACAGATTTACAAAAAGATAACACTCTTTGGGCTTAAATCCCAAAAATAATCAATTCAAATATTTATAAACATACAAATAAGGACATATGAATACTGAGAAATTATTACAAGCCATTCAAATCCTAATTAAAGAGGAATTAAAAGAGCAATTACCTGCTTTAATTAAGGAAGGTGTGAAGGCTGAAATGAAAAAAATGTTAGCAGAAGGAAAACAGTCAACTAAACCACAGCCAATTGGGCTATCAATGGCTAAAGCTATTTTAGAAGATGATTCCGTTATAGAATCGGTTAAAGAAAAATTACCGCAAAAAACTTTTAGTAAAAATCCAATGATTAATCAAATACTAAATGAAACAAGAGGTGGAATTCCACAAGGTGATGGTGGGTTTAGAACTATGAATTTTGGACAAAGTGATATGGGTTCAATTGTGGGTAGAACTGCAATAGCAGATAAAATGGGTTATGGAGATTTAGCTAGAGGACCACAGCCAACTGGATTGGGTGTAAATACTGGAGTAGCTGAAATTGATAAAGCATTGAATAGAGATTATTCTGAACTTGTAAAAAGATTTAAAAAGAAATAATGGCAATTGTACTAGGTAAAAAGTTAGTTTTAGATACAGCGCAATTTAAAGATTACGCGATAGGAATAACTTTGCCTATACAAATATCTGATGTAGCATTTAATCAATCTTTCACTACAACCGAACAAGTACGTTCAAATATAAAAAGTTTACTACTTACAAAGAAATATGAAAGAGTGATGCAGCCTGATTTAGGAAGTGGTTTTCAAGAATTGTTATTTGAACAAAATACTGATGATTTTGCAGAAAGACTAGAAGCAACTATAAATGATACTATGGCCAAATGGTTACCGTATGTTTCGGTTGAAGAAATAGAAGTTGAACAATCTGATGCGTTAAAAGATAGTAATTCCGTAAATGTTTCAATAAAATTTAGAGTTGGAGAAACACCGTCTTTAGATGTAGTAACCTTTAATGTACAGGCTTAAAAATTATGGCAATAAAAAGTATAAATAAAAATTTTAAAAATAAGGGTAAAGATATTAAATATCTGAATAAAGACTTTGCGGGATTTAGAGATAATTTAATTGATTTTACAAAAACTTATTTTCCTAGAACATACAATGATTTTAATGAAACATCGCCTGGAATGATGTTCATTGAATTAGCATCTTATGTTGGTGATGTTTTGGGATATTATATAGATGATACATTAAAGGAATCCCTATTACCTTATGCGGAAGATGAAAAAAGTGTAATAGCTCTTTCTCAATTTTTAGGATATAAACCAAAAGTGTCATTTCCAGCAATAACAACCATATCGGTTTATCAATTATTACCATCAATTGGAACTGGACTTAATAACAAACCGGATGAGAGATTTTATTTGAGAATAAAAGAAGGATTGGTTTTACAATCGAATAACGGTACACAATTTAGAACAACCGATAGAGTTGATTTTAATGATGAATCCGATAGAGAGATTACAATATATCAAAGAGATGTAAATACTGGTGAAGCAACTTTTTATTTGGTTAAAAAATTAGTCCAAGCAATATCGGCTACAATAAAAACAAAAGAAGTAACTTTTTCAAATTATCAACCTTTTCAAACCATAGATATAGATGATACTAATATAGTACAAATATACGATGTAAGAGATTCTAATAATAATAAATGGTATGAAGTACCGTATTTGGCGCAAGAAATGGTATTTGTAGATAAGCCAAATGATGAACTAAACGATCCAGATTTGTATCAGTTTAAATCGACCGTGCCATATGTGTTAAAAACTTTAAAAACTCCAAGAAGGTTTGTTGCTAAAGTAAATGAAGATAAAACAACTACAATACAATTTGGTGCCGGTGATTCATCTGCATCTGATGAATTATTAATTCCAAATCTTAAAAACGTTGGATTGGGATTACCAAATTCTATTAGTAGATTGGAAGAAGCATATGACCCAACGAATTTCTTAAAAACAAAAACATATGGAACATCGCCGTCAAATACAACAATGACTGTTAGTTATTATGTAGGTGGTGGAAATGCATCCAATGTTGCTAAAGGAACTATTACTAGAATTGTTGGTATAGAGTATGAAGAAGATTTAACTTCTTTAAATGTAGCTGAATTGGGATTATATAATGCGGCAAAAGCTTCGTTGGCAATCGATAATGAAATACCAGCGGTAGGTGGTAGAGATGGTGAAACAATTGAGGAAATAAGACAAAATGCATTAGCTAATTTTGGGGCACAGAATAGAGCAGTTACTGCAAAAGATTATCAAGTAAGAGCTTTATCAATGCCACCAAAATATGGTTCGGTAGCGAAATCATTCGCAATTGCAGATGGTACATTGGATAATAATTCCCCTGCTTCGATATTGGCATCACCAAATGTATTACAAGAATTTACCGATTTAGTAATGAGTTTTGTAAATAAACCTGATTCAGATGAACCAACAGCTGCAACTGTTAAAAACGAACTTCAAAACTTTTTAATAGGTAAAAAAGGAAATATAGACGAAAAAAACAATCCATTTGCAATCAATTTATATTTGTTAGGATATGATGTAAATGGGCATTTAACAGGATTAAGTAGAGGTGTTAAAGAAAATCTTAAAACATATATGAACGAATATAGGATGCTTACAGATGGTGTTAATGTGTTAGATGGATTTGTTATAAATATCGGTATTGATTTTGAAGTTAGTGCGTATGAAAATTACAACAAATCAGAAATTATCACAAAATGCATATCCGAATTAAAAGGATATTTTGACGTGAATAATTGGACATTTAACCAAACTATTAATTTGAGCGAAGTAGAATTATTAATTGCAAATATTGAAGGAGTATCCTCAGTTCCGATGTTAAAAATTACAAATAAGTGTGGTGGACGATATTCTACTAATTCTTATAATATAGAAGCGGCAACAAAAGATAAGATAGTATATCCATCTTTAGACCCCTCGGTTTTCGAAATTAAATATCCCGATACGGACATTAAAGGTAGAGTAAGATAATGGCATACTATTTTTTAACAGCATCAAAAGATGCATCGGTATATCTTCAACAACCAAATCAAAACACTGGTTTAGATGAAGTAATGGAGATTGGTAAAGTGTATTATGGAAATATAAAAGATATTTCCAGAGCACTTATTAAATTTGAAATAGGATATATATCACAATCTCTTTCACAAGGTTCAATAAAAATGAAAGAGGCTGAGTTAATTTTAAAAGAAACTCAAAGTGAAGAAATACCATTGGAATATACATTGTATGCATATCCTATTTCTCAAAGTTGGGAAATGGGAATTGGTAGTAGGTTTGACAACGTATCAACTGCTGGTGTAACATGGAATTATAGAGAAGGGGATAGTAAATTGGATTGGCTAATAAATACATTAGAAGCTGGTTCGGATTCAAACCCAAATAATGGTACAGGAGGTACGTGGTACACGTCATATGTGTCAACTCAGGCATTTAATTATCAAACGGCCGATATTCAGATGGATATCACAAATATGGTAAGAGCTTGGATTAGTGGTTCAATATCAAATGATGGATT